TGCCGCGATTGCCTGAGCCTGCGCGGCCTGCATTTGAGCCTGGACGTTTAGACTCTGCAACTCGGTCTGATACGCCTTTTGGCCCGCTTCCATCGGGCTAGGTACGCCGAGCGAGTAATTAAACGGTTGCGCCATTATTGAGCCCCATACATACGCGACATCATGTCAAAGAGCCTCCCGGCCCGCTCCTGCGCTGCCATCTGCTGCGGGATGTTTAGCGCCTGGCCGATGCCCTGGCCGATGCCGAGCGTACCGCCTGCCTGGGCCTGGCCTTGTTGGGCAAGTAGGTTGCCGATGTTTGTGGCCGCGTTCATGCCGCCCTGGCCCTGCATTGCGGCCGCTGATTGCCCCATGCCGGCAAGCTGGCTTGTCGTGGCCAGCCCGGTGCCCGCAAAGCCGCCTAGGCGCTGATATTGCTGATCAATAAGCTGCTGCAACATCGCCGGCCGAAACTGCGCGAGCGCTGCCTGCACGTTGCCACCGCGCAGCCCACCAGTGGCCGAGGCGCGCTGCAAGATCGCCTCCTCGCCCTGTTTGGCCAGAGACTTATAGAGTGGCGATGCCTCAAGCGCTCCGATGGCTTGTTGTTGCGCCTGCTCACCCTGTAGCCCTGCCAGTGCCTGCTGCTGCTGGAAAGCCTGCACTCCGGCCCGTTGGAACGGCGCAAAGCCGCCGAGCGCCTGGGTGCCGGCCTGCTGAAACGGTGCCAGACCGGCGCGCATGGCCTCAAACTGCCGGCGCTGCTCATCAATGCCGGCCTGCGCCGCTCCGGCTTGCTGGCCGGCCGCACGCTGCGCCATGCCGCCCTGCAATGCAGCGCTACCAAGCTGAGAAACCGCCTGGCCGGTAGGTGATCCAAGCCATGACATCAAACCAGATAAACCACCGCCCGTGCTTGCCATACCTGCCCCCGATATCGTCCCACCTGCAAGCGCTGGGATCGTCGATGCGCCTGCGCCCGTCGCAGCCGCGCCCATGCCGCCAAACCCTAGCGCGCCGCCGCCGCCGCCAAGAAAACCGCCGACCGGTGCGGCGCCGGCTGCGGCAGCCTCCAGGCCACCGGCAAATAGGCCCGATCCAATGCCGGCGCCAGACGCCCCCGCCGCGCCTGCTCCGGCCGCACCGGCGCCAGCACCTGCGGCACCCGTGCCCGCCATTGCCGGAGCCGCAAGCGCTGCTCCGGTTGCAATGGCTCCGATGACGGCCGCAGGCTTAAGGAAATTATCTCGCCATCCCAACCAGGACGATCGCTCCGGCATATGCGCGAGTTCGACTGTGCCTGAGCGGTTCATGAACGGGTTGCCGTCCGCCTGGCCAATCGCCTGGGGCATACCATTCTGGCCTCGTGGCAACTCCGAAAACCTCACCCATTGCTTTGTCTGCGGGTGGATATAAAGCCCTTGCACTGAGTTTTTATCCTGCACGGAAAAGCCGCGCATGAAATGCTCTGGCGTAACATCGACCACCTTACCCGATGCCACAGCCGACGAAACGTCAGGCATGACCGTTGTCGAGACCGGGAACCTATTTAGGTCTAACCCAGCCAAGTCGCCGCGTTTGTATTGTTCCAGCGTGAACCGTGGCTCGTTAAAAAATCCCCATGTTTGCGGCGCCGCTTGCCTTGCTGCCTGCTCCCCAGATGGCGCAAAATTAATGGCTTCACTGGATGCCACGCCACTAGGGATAATCATCCCGCCAAAATCGCCATCTGCCATTTAGTCCTCCTCGCGTTCTTCCCACGCCTGGCAGACGCGGAGGTTGTGGCAGATAAACTCAAACTTGTCGCAAAACCCACGGCCACCAGCGCCAGCATCGTACTTATTCAACGGGATGCGCTCCATTTTGGCCTGCGTCATCGTGTCGTTTTTGAAGTATTCGCAATTAGCGCAAAACCGCCGCCTGGCTTCTTTTGTCGAAGTTTGCCAAGCCTTGCCCAATTTTGCCCAAAATTCCTCGTTGGCCTTGGGATCGATGGACGGCACGAGCGGGCCAAGCGACCATTCGCTGATGACCATCTGAGTATTTTTGGCGTTTCCCGCAGTAGTCGGGAATGGCTCCTCGCGCTCAAGCCCGCCGAAGCCGCCAATCATCAGGGCGGGGATTTTTGCCTTGTCCATCAGGTGATCTCCTGGCCACTGATCCGGATACTGAGGGCCGACGCGGCGCTCGCGATGGTCGAAATAAAGCCGCCGGACTCAAGCACTTGGCCGGATAGCTCAGGGCACAGATAAGACTCACCCGGCACGATAGTCTTAGTGTTAATCACGCGGTTGGTGTTGCTGGCCGAGCCGGCAGGAGGCACCACGTTGATAGACACCGTGCGGTTTACCGTGTCGTTGTTGGTGATGGTCGCCTTGGTGATCAGGGCGCGGCAGTTGACCGCCGTGTATTGCGTGGTCTGCGTGTTTTCCAGGTACTTGGAATCTAGCAGTGCTTTGGTAATGACAGCCATTTGGGCCCCTAATTAATCCGCAGTGACAACGCTGAGAATGGCCGATGGGATAGCAGGCACCGGAGCCGCTGCCGCTTGTGCGACGACCTGCACAGACGTATCGTTAACCGACCACATCAACTCAAAATAATCGCCGGCCTTGAGCTTTGCCACAAAATTCCACGCTGCTACTAACTCGCCGTCTGTGCCCTTTAGCCGCACCTGGCTGGCAGAGTTGGCAACATCGACGCCGTTGATCCGAAACCACATAAAAATCAAATGGCTGCCGCCGCTGGTGTTGTCGAGCTGCACCGAGAACTGGAAATTATAGGTGGCCTCAGTGTCAACATAAACCCTTGACGTAGGCGATCCGATATAAACGCCATCGCTCACGTCGGTGGTGTCAAACGTGATCGCATAGGCCGTGTTAATCGCGGCTGCGGTTTGCGTCGTAGTGTCTGAGAAGTTGCCAAGCCGCCGACGCTTTGGTGCGCTCTGCACCAGGGCCAGCGCGGCTAGGCCATCTACCTCATCCTGCAACCGCTTAATGCGCCCGCTTAGCGTGTCGTCCTGGCGTGATTCGATGCCCTGCACCTCGGCTGCAAGCTCTGTTAGTTGCGCAGTCAGGTGATCAACGCCGGCCTGCAAGCCGCCGATCTGCGCGCCTACCGTCTGGCCGAGCGAGGCGACTGAACTGATGGCCTCTTGCGCTTGCGACTCGCCGATGCCTGCGTCAGTGTCGATGGCTGGCAGGATGACCGTCACAGTCTGATCGACCGCCGCAAACAGCCGCTCGAATTGCTTGATCTGCTCCGGGTCTTTCAGGAACGTCGCGAGCTGCTCACGGGTTAGGCCGAGTTTGATAGCCATCAGTTAGCCAGCGCCTCGATTTGCGCCTCAAGGCGCGTGATGGCCAGGTGCGTTTGGGTGTCGCCCTGGAACCGTTGCATCCGCATGTTGCGCATGTAGCCCTGCTGAAACCATGCGAGCCGCTTGGTACGGTCTCCTAGGCCGCCGGCCTTGATGAACTTGGACTGGCTCCATGTCATGCCATCGACCGAGTAGGACGTTGACAACGTGGGGTCGAGGCCTGAAGCGACTCGGCCCGTCAGCGCCACCAGCTCTAGTTGATGGATGATCGCGCCCTTGCCGCCGTTGTACAGGATGACGGTACCGAACTCCCACCGCACATGCGCGCCCCAGTGCGTGCCGATTGTCTGAGCGAGCGTGCCAAACGTGGTCGAACCTGGATCACCAACCCACCACTTATCGTAGACCCACGTAAAGTTGCGTGCCTTGTACTGGCTAAAGCTTGCACCAAGGGTTGAGGTCAATACCGTCCACACCTGGGCATCGAGCGCGGCCGACGCTGCGGCGTCAAACACGAGCGTGCGGTCTGGCAGGTGCACGTACAGTAGGCGTTGCGCTTTGTCGTTGCGGGCCTCCATCTTGACGGCCGCCAACTGCGCCTCGGTGTAGCCCATCAGAAGGCGGTCAATCTCTTGCGTGCTGATCTGCCGCGCCTGGCCATTTGCACCGATATAAATGGACGGCGCTTCGTTGCGCCCGCCGCCGAGAAAGGCGACCGCGCCCTCGTACACACAGCAGGCATGAGTGCCTATGCAACCCTTGGGGATCTGAGCGCCGTCGATCCGCTGGAACGGAAAAAAATCGCCGCCAATGTTATCGAACACCTCGATAGTGTGGCGGTTGAGTGCGTAGACCTCATTGCGCAGCTTGAGGAGTGCAACCACGCTATCAGGGTCGACCTCGCTTGAGCCGTACTTGAGCGGGTTGACGGATGTAGGGTCGAGTAGCTCAGTCACGACCAGCGACGTGCCGTCAGTGGTCATGAAGTAGCCATCGACCCACAAGACATCAACGACCGCACCCAAATCCGGGTCGGTCACCTGCTGTAACGACGTGCCGTTCCAATAAAATAAATTGTTGTTTGAGGCGATGGCCAGCCGGTCAAAGCTGTAGTCAAACGTCACCAGGCCAGTAGTGCCGCCTACGCTGCCCAGCACCGTCACAACGCCAGCGCTCGAGATACGCACCAGCGACGCACCCATTACGCGATAGTGCTGGCCCTGCCACTCGATGCCGCCACGATCCACGCCTGGGCCGGTGCCGACGCTCACCAAGCCATCGGCGGGGCGCAGATAGGAGTTATCCACGCCGTTTGAGCCTGGCACAACAAGCATGTTGACCGGATAGGACACCCGGAAGTCTGACGCCGAGTCGGTATAGACGCCGCTCAGGATTGGCACGCGCATGGCTTAGAACCACTCCATGAGAAATTCCCAGACATAACGCGCATAAGCCACTTGCAGGCCAAATACGGCCATGACTACCCACTTAACGCGGTCCGCCCAATAGGCCGCGCTCATTTTGCCCTTGGCGATATTGTCAGCGTGCCGGGCCTTGAACGACTTGCGCCGCGCTTTGTCTGCCGCGCTCTCGCCTGATTTGGCAGGTGACCCGCTGACCCCCTGCTGGCCGAACCTAATCGTTTTGATCTGGTCGCCTGCTTTGGCCACCACAACATGCGATTTAGTCGGGTGCGCCGGGGTGCGTTTGGGCTTGTTATACCCAGCCACGCCAGCGCGTGCCAGGCGCGAGTCCTTGGCGGCTGCCATTAGGCCGGCTCCGGCTGCATAGCCAGCCAGTCTTGCTCGTACTTGTCGGCGTAGGCTTGCAGCATGGATTGCAGGTTGCCATTGACCAAGGCGCTGGCCAATAGCTGCCGGAACGAGTGCTCACCAAAACACACATCAATCAGATAGTAAATCGGGTTTGACTCGACGATGCTGTAAGTCGCCATGCTATACCGTCCGCGAAAGTTTGACCTTGACCTGACCGGCTGCCACTGCCGTAGTGTCGGTGTCTGCCGCCAAGCCCGTGATGGCGATCCCAAGTCCAAGCGGGAAACGATAGGCGTTGAACCCTGGCGTTAGCTCAACCTGTCCCGTTGCCGGAACCTTGATGACCATCTCAGGCACGTCGGTGCCGACTGTAGGCGCCGTCGCCTTGTTGTACAGCTTCACAAAGGCATCCGTTGCGCCAGTGTTGCTGGCAAAAAAAGCTTGAAGGCCAGAGGTGCCGGTTAGGATCAAAGCGCCGTTGGTACTGGCAGCAGAGTTGACGAAATAAGGCGTTGCCGGGACAGCTGGCGTGCCTGCGGTGGTAACCGTAGTCACTCCCGTAAGAGTGCCTGTCACCGCAGTACTTCCGCCCTGAAGCGTTACCGGGACGCCACCTCCTGTGTCGCCAGCCGGACGGGTTAGCACCTCAACGCGCTCGCGCTCATAATCGAACACGCGCACGTAACTGATCCGCATATCAGTGCGTTTGATAACGCCGCCACCGCAGTTCGTCGAGGCGAAGTCAGCAGGCAAGGCCATGCTGCCGGCGAATGGCAGGACTAGTACCAGGGCGATTGTGGCAAAGCCGGCCACTTTCCAGGCGCCATCCACGTTCAGCGTTGCACCAGTCGTGTTGTCACGTACGCCCACCAGATTGACTAGATCGCCAATCGACAGACCCGCCCAGTTGGCCGACCCGACGACGGTCAACTGGCGCGTACCGTCGGACAGCGTTGATAGCGTTGCGCTCTGCGCGGCCATCGTTACCGCGCCCTGCGTTGACATCACCGTGCCGCCGTTCACGTTTGCGACATACCCACCGTATGACGTAACCGTGCTGGCCGTGCCAATCACAATGGTAAAGGTGGTCGAATTAACCACCGAGGCTACAGCCGTGGCCGTCGTCAAGTTGGGAAAGCTGGCGGCCGCCTGATCGCGTATGCCGTAAATAACGACGGGTTGATTCGCCGCCAGACCGTGAGGCCGGTCGGTCGTAATTGTGGCGGTCGTGGTGCCCGTCTTAACAGCCGAGACGATCTGTGCAACCGGGACACTCAAGGACTTGTTATTGGTCGCCCGGACGCGCAGCTTATAACTCAGGGATGGGTCAGGGCATACCTGCGTGCGAAGCAGCCTTGATGTGGACTGCGCGGCCGAATCAACCGGGGTGTCAGTTATCTGGATGCGATCGGCCTGAATCGCAAATCGAAATTCATTTGTTGGCGACCAAGCGTAAGTATTTGCCGCCGACACTAATGCAACGGGCGCCGTTGTGCCAATCGTTATCGCATGGCTGCCAGCGATGGTCCCTGACGGTAGCGCGTCGCCGGATTCGGATCGCAAATAAAAGGACGCATTAGTTGCTGCCGCGTTTTCGAAGATTTGGCTTACGCCATTTTGAGCGCGTCCAAGCCGCTCTCTGAAGTAAACAAACCCTTTTGCGCCTGCCGGGTTGGCAATCGTCAACGATGGCAGAGGCCCGAACGGACCTGCGGTAACCGTGAACTGCGTAGGCGTTGGAGTCGTCGCGACGACAAGAGCAAGATAGTTGGCGCGCCGATCCGAGCAGTCGCGGATACCGATGCTCTTGCCTATGCTCAGTCCATGTGGCGTAACGGTATCGACCGTAAGCGTAGTAGTGGTCTGGGAGATCGACGAAATCTCAATATCAGACACATCAGGCAACGGCGCTTCAGTGTCTACGATCTCGACGCTAAACTCCTGGCCTAACGTGCGCTGCGACATGCTGAGACCGATGGCCACCTCGACAGGCATGCTGAACGCCGAGCGCGTCTCAATGCTTGTCTCGGTGCCGGCCGACAGCGGGTCTTTACTGATGACTAAATACGACGCGGCCGCAGCGTTGCCATCCACATAAACCAAGTCGCCAGAGCCCTTAACTTCTTGCCAGGCGCCGTTGTTTGAGTCGTACGCCTCAAAGGCGTCGCGAAACTTAGTGACGATGTTCGAAGTAATCGCCGAAATCACTTCGGCGTAGGTGTCGTCGCCAAGCGGTTTATTAACACGTAAAACGCCATCACGCGATTTGATTAAATCAGCCATTTTCTATCCTTAGCCTACCCGGTACCAAACACCGGCAAGTTTGTCGAACCGGAGCCTAAAAAATCCATTTGCCGCAAGCGAGGTCGGCGCACCTGTCACCGTCGCACCGTTGCCGTTAACCGTCAGCGTTGTGACAGCCTGCGTACAGTTGACAAGCACCTCTTGCTTATCGACGCAATTGGCCAGCAGTGGCAGCACGAGCG